AATTAGAAGCAAGAATAACAGCATTGGAGAGTGCATAATGACTGAACAATCAAACGTAATCAATATTGATGGCAAAGAATACAAGCAAGAAGATTTGTCTGTAGAGCAGATAAGATTAGTAAGCAAGATTGCCAAGTATCAGAAGCAAAGCAATGATCTCAAAGATGCATTTGAAGATGCCAATATATTACAGCAACAATATCTACAAGCATTAAAGACATCACTTAGCAATGATGAAACTACACAAGCTATGGAAAATTCAAAGGCAAGTTAATGGAGTTAGATGGCACATTGGTTTGGAACATAGTTATTACCCTAGTCATTATGCCATTTGGTTGGGCATTTTCTAAAATGTTTGCTGAAGTAAAACGATTACAAATACTACTGAATAAGACAAGAGAAGAATACGCAACAAGAGAAGATTTGCGTGATGCATCAGGTAGAGTAATGGAGGCATTACACAGGCTTGAGGATAAACTAGACAAGGTTTTGAGTAAGTGAGGTAGCCTATGCTCGAAATGCTTATGGTAGCAAATAGTGCCTTTGCTGTAATAAAACAAACATTAGAAAATGGTAGAGAAATAAGTAGTGCCGGATCAGCTATAGCTAAATTTGTTGGTGCTGAAGATAAACTACAACAAGACTTGCACAGAAAAAAAAATAGTCTTTGGACTAACTTCCTAGGCAAGACTGACAATGATCTTGAAGAGTTTATGGCTCTTGAATCTATCCGAGTGAAGCAAGAAAAATTGAGGGAGTATATGCAGTTATTCGGCAGAGCTAACCTTTATAAAGATTACATACAATTTTGTGCTGATGCCCGTAAAGCCAGGAAAGAAGCACGCATCAAAGCTGAGAAACGTAAAGAACATATCAAAGATGTAATCCTTAAAATAGTTTTAGGTATTTTAATAACAGCAATGATGGCTGGTGTTGTGACTGTATTGTTTGTTATTGCAAAAAAGAAAGGGATCATATGACAGCCTTCATTCTGACATGCATGCTTGGATCAGTATCTAGTGGCTCCATATATTTTAAATCAGTAAACGATTGTACATACTATTCCCAGGAATTAAGTGGACAGCAATTACAAACCGAGAATGGCACGAAAACTTACAAGTGTATTTGCAAGTTAGTTCCGAAAGTTAATCCAAACAAAGTAAAGGTGTATTAATGTTACAAGCTTTAATAGGACCAATTGCTAACCTGGCATCAAGCTGGATGAATAGTAAGGTCGAGAAAGTAAAGGCAGATGGACAAGCCAAAGTAGCTCAAGCTAAAGCGAAAGCTGTCGTTGCTGAGAAGGTTGCCACCGGGGAAGTTGAATGGGAAAAGTCTATGGCTGATGCTACTGATGCATCCTGGAAAGACGAGTTCGCTTTAGTTGTACTGCTTGCCCCAGCAATTCTAGTCTTCATACCTAGCATGACCGAATATGTCAGGACCGGGTTTGAAGTATTAAACACCCTACCCGATTGGTACCAGTACTTATTATTCATAGCTGTGAGTAGTTCATTCGGTATCAAAGGTGTAGGTCAAGCCATGAAACTAATGGGGAAAAAACGATGACAAATATTTATATGAAATTATACGATTTCTTTCATGCGATAGCTAACTACTTTTTTCACAAGCATGTCAAACAAATCAAAAAGAGGAGCAAGAAATAATGGCTAGACCAATAAAAAGATTTCCTCATAACAAATGTGCTGAGTGTGGTGCAGATATGAGAGAGGTTATCTACCTTAGACCTTTTGCTAAAATCTGTTCTGATTGTAAAAGCATAGCCTGGTCAGGTAATGCTGAAGTTAAACAAGAACATGTGAAGCTCAAACAACGTAACAGCAAAATGACACCTGAAGAACTAGGGATGGATGAAATGTTTGTAGATGATCCCAAGGCAGTCAAAGAAATTGAATATGGAAAAGTAAGCAAAAGACCAACAACAATCAACAACAACGTAAACATGTTAGAAAGGAACCATCATGTCTAAACCTGGATTATATGCCAACATAAATGCCCGAAAGAAAAAAGGTATCTCTCGTAGCAAAAAGAACTCAACGATCAGCGACAAGGCATACGCAAACATGAAAGCTGGATTCAAAAAGAAAAAGAAAAAAGCTTGATGGATATTGAGAAGCTTAGAGATCAACTCAAGATTGATGAGGGTTGTGTCAATTCTGTATACCTCGATCATTTAAATTTACCTACTTGTGCTATCGGACATTTGATTACTGAATGGGATGAAGAATACGGCAAGCCAGTAGGCACAATGATATCTGATGATCGTGTGAATGAATTGTTTGATAAGGATGTTCAGGTAACTATCGATGAGTGCAAAATTTTATTTGATGATTTTGATGAGTTGCCTGAAGAAGCCCAACAAATAATTGGCAACCTCATGTTCAATATGGGCAGACCTCGTCTATCCAAATTTGTTAAGTTTCGAGAAGCTATAAGAAATCGTGATTGGATTGAAAGTGGCAACCAATTAAAAGACTCTCGCTACTACCAACAAGTAACAGCAAGAGCCGATAGATTAATAGCCAGGTTGCAAGCTATATGAGTTCGATGGACCTATAAGTACAGCCACCATTCTCTTTGAAACGTCTTATGTGACCTTTCTGATCTAGCTTGTTGAGCAGATGAAAGATCGAGTTCGTTGATTTGAACCCGGCACCTTCACAGATCTCCAGGTAGGTTGGCATGTACTCATGTTGTGCATGGTAGTCCTTTAAAAATTTTAGAACCCTATGCTGTTTAGGAGTTAACGGCATCTTCTGCATCAAACAATCTCCCTTCTTCCATTTCTATTTCTTCTATTAAACCAAAGTCTGCATCCCTAAGTTGTTCTAACATCTCCATGTTATTAGTTTTTAGTTCAGCATATTTTTTTCTCTTAGTTTCAAAATCCCACATTTTAGATCTTTCGATTAAATGCATGTAGTGTTTGTATTCTAAAACAAAATCATTTTTATTTTTAATATTAAGAGGATCTTTACCTGGTATGTGGAAAGCCCATTTAATTTCCTTTTTAGGCTCTTCAGGCGATGTAAGCTGAGTTACTATGTCTTCTACTGACCTGGCACCTTTATCAATCGTAGAGGTGTTGCCTAGCTCTTGTACAGCATTTTTAGCAACCGGGTAATCTTCAGCTTCCTCACTCGTAATCAATCCACCAATAACATCAGCGAATGCATCACGAAGAGCAAAGCCCCTAGCCCTCATCTGAAGCATACGATCAGGGTATGATTTCCAGGGTGGTCTGTTTAATAGATTTGCACTTTGTGCCTGACCCATAGAAAAGCTTGAACTTATAATTTCTGTTTCTCCATTTGGTGCTAACCTGGATACAACGCAACTTGCTTTTCTGTTACTGCCTTCACCTTCAATTGATTCTTTGACAGATAAACATCTCTTATCATTTCTAACCATAGCTAGTAAGGCATCCCCCCATACTGAAGGTTTACCATTTATAACAGCTATGTTCTGCATAGCCTGAAAAGGTGCTAGTCCAAGTGAAGCCCCGGCAGACACAGCCAAAAATATATTAGCTGGTTTGTTTTTATAGCTGTCCGGTACTAAATCAGACTTAGCAAACATCTCAGATATCCTGAGTGCCTGGTCTACATCGGTAGGAATTAAATTGGTTTTTAAACTATTCATTACTTATCTCCTCAATTGAAAATCGTCTATGTTCTGTGGATGGCTTGGCTGGTATAATTTTTTCCGGCTGTGCCTTGCGTTTAACTATGGGAAAGCTGATCTTGTAATTGCCTACAGTCGCATACTCAGCATCGACCTCATCAAGTACAAGCTCTATAGCTTCCTGGCATCTTTCTTTTTGTAGCTTCCAGGATTTCTCTTCAGCCTTACATTTCTCATAGTCAGTTATGATTTGTATTAGATCATTTTTAGTTTCCAGGTGATCCAATGGGATAGCATCCGGCTTGCCATTATCTATTGGTGGGTATGGCTGATCCATATCAACCCGATACCAAAAGTCTGCAACTTTTTCCATGATAATATTGCAAAGCTTTTCACTACGCATATATGGATAAAGAGTAAACTTTAACTTAGGACCTAGCTTGGCTATAACTCCCCATTGAAAGTCAGCACACAGCATTTGTGTTTGTAGCTGTATGACCTGATCAGCCCTGGGTGGTCCATCATCCCAGCCATCA